CCGGTCCCTGCTGCTTCATAAGCAAATGCGCTCAATTGAAAACTTCCTTCATAATAGCCAGGAGTAGAATTGCCAGAATCAAGCAAAGGTTGTTCATATACATAGGTATCATTTGTTCTGCTTATTGCTGCCGTCTGTAGTGCTTCAAATTGTGTATCATCTGAAACAAAGCCCCCAACGGATATTTCAACGCTTTTCAATCCGCCACCTGATAACATTGTGGACCATTTCGCTGAATCTTTAGACGTAACATCTACTGGATTGGAATTGATTGTAAGTCCTAGCGTTGTTACTTCGCCGATTAACGTTTTGCTGGAATATGTTCCGGAATATAATTTTACTGCTTGTTCGTTGCCCTTATTTGCCATTTTTTACCCCTTCGTATTTATTATTTTAAATCGTATGACCCCTTGCATTATTATGGCATCATTTGAGTCATCTATAAAAATGTCTGCTAGTCCATCCCATGAACATAAGACAAAGCTATTTGTTTCTAAACTTAGCGTTTGTCTATGTAGTAAGGCATGTACTCTATCAAGTATAGCAGATACCTTTTCCTTTGTGCCATCATTTGAAAAAATATTTAGTGTTAAAAATGTTTCTGTGCCGTCTGTGTTCTTGGTGTCGAACTTTTGAGAACTAAGAGAAGATAAGGCAATATATGGGAATGCTGGCTCATCAATAAGTCTTGGGTTCTCGACTATTGAACTTGAAGAACCAAGCAAAGCCCCAAGGCTTGCGTCATTGTTTAACGTGGTAAATATGGCCTTTTGAATATCAAATAATGCAATCGTCATTTTTTATTTTTATTCTTTTCTATGCTTTCAGTAACATTTTTAGATATTACTTGAGATATGCCCTTTATAATATTTTTTTTGTTTTCTTTGAATGTTCGAAACATAAACGGGCGGGCTTGCATCTTTGAAGTGCCAAACTCTAAATGTCTTGCGTATTTTTTATTACTGCCAACTTTAAATTCTAATTTTTCGGTTAAATCTTCTTTATATATTGACGAGACAAGTTCGCCGGTATCCGTTTTTGGGTACTCACCTGGAGCAGATGATTGGTGGATTACGCTTTTTTTCTTATATGTGCGCCCTGTCCTGCTCCCTTTGGCGATGTTCTTTCTCATGGCTGTTTGTAATATTTTCGATTGGGTGGTGATCTCTGCAATAATTTCCGGCTTACATGTATTAATAATAGCTTCTAATGACTTTTTAAACCCGATAGTTATTGAAACCGTAGTAGTCCCCCCGCTATTAGACATTATTTTTTTTCTTTTTCTTTTTCTGTCTCTTTGGCTTCTTTGAACTTTTTATCAAAAAAAACAAAAAATGGGGATGCCTCTTTATATTTTAGCTCTGATAATGCGTTTAAAATTTGCTCGTGTTCTTCTTTTGTTATTGTATACATGGTTTCACTCCTTTTATATACTTACATTATACTTTTTATTTTCCACCGATTCAATTTGCATAAACTTACCACGCTCCTCAATGTTAATAATGGAACGGATAGCAAAAAAACGATCTCCAAACCGTATCAAGTGGCCGATATTTAAAGGGCTATAAAATCGGGTAGTGATTGTGTGCGTTGTCTGGTCGCTTGCCCCTAATGCCTCATAGAGTGGGTTGGTTGTCTTAGGTGTTATTTTTGCCCATAAGCTAGTTACTACTGTATGCGACTTTGTGACCTTACCACCTGCTCCAATAGTAGAGGAGTAATCAATAATATCGATGCGATGTTTTAAGTCTTTCGTTGTAATATCGCAACACTTCATAGAAAAGTCTTTTTAATTAGCCCTAATGCATTTCTAGTTATTGGGCTGTTAAGGTTTGCCGGATCACAATCGCCCCGATGTTCAAACCTATACGCCGCCTCTTCTAGTACATACTGTTTTATCATTTGGGGAACGTCACCGGCTGACCCATACCCTGCCACAAATTCAATTTCTACGCCGTCAACGGTTCTTTCAACATAAGGCCACGTCGCCCCTTCTTTCAACATTATCCGACCATTAGAAGGGCTAACCCCTGAATAAGTAAAAACTGTGTAATTATCCGTGCTAAATGTTGTCGCTATGTTTGAGTTATCGTATATCTTAACATGCGTCACACTTTGAAGCGGGGCCTTTGGTATCTCTATAATTTTTTGTGAGAAGTACCCGACGGGCAGTTCCTTTATACCATCCCACCAATTATCATTATAGTTTTTAAAGCTATCAAAAAATATCTGCCAAGTCTGAGTAATTAAAGCCAACCCGCATTTCAACTCTATCGTTTCTCTTACCCCTTTAATTAAACTGGTTAAATACGTGTCTTCACTGTTCGTATCAATTCGCAAATGGGTTTTTAACTCGTCTAGCGTTACAGGTTCTTCCGTGGGCGCAGTGACTAGACTAGTTTTATAGTACATCAACGCCCCCGATATTAGGCGTTACAACATCGAGAGGAACTAACTCTTCAAGTAATGCGTTCATCTCTGTTTTTTCTTCTTCTGTGGCCTTCTCTTGATAACAGTGATGTGCCTTTAATTGGTTGATTTCGTTTACCAGTGCTGTTTTTATAGCGTTTTTTTCTGCGGTGTGCTTTACGTCTATTTGGTTGTATTCGCTTCTTTTAAGTCTAAAACGGTTATAGATATTTATTATCTCGTTTTCATTGTTCAAATTTTCGAGTGACATTGTTTACCCCTTTTTCTTTTCGTATTCTATGCCGTACTTGTTGAAATCTTTCATGGCTGTCTCGTCTTTCCTATCGCCAAAGATTAAAACATTATAAGTTCCGGCCGTCTCACATACTATTTTAGCAAAGTTTCCCATAACTTCACCATAAGCCCGCCCAAAATGCCGAAACGGTGACACCCATACAAGGCTATCCTTATTTAAGTAGTCAAAATAAGTGGGTAGTTTTAACAGGTTCTCGCCCTCTTTGCATTCTGTTTTATATTTATATATATTCCCGCCCGCACTTGGCGTTTCTACGAAGTAATGGCGGAGCCTGTGTGTCTTCTTCTTGCTTGGTATTGGGTGGGGGATATCAAACGAACCCGACCCCTTCGATAATGAGCCGCTAACAATAGCATTTCCAACCACGTGAAGTTTTTGGCTTGGGCTTGTAGTTCCTATCCCAAAGTTCCCCCCGTTAGTTATTCTGGCTCGCTCGCTGCCATTAGTTCCAAAAACTAACCCGTGATTGGTAAATGTTCTTAAAACAGCAGTTCCACCCCCTGCATAAAATTGTCCAGTAACCCCACCATTATTTCCATATAAATTTAAAACAGCATAACTACTTCCACTTGCTGTGTTTTTTAAGTTTATCCCAGCTCCTGAGCCTGAAGTAACCGCCATTTCCATATCTAAAACGGCATATTGGCTAGGGTCTTTTCCTATGCCTAATTGATTATTAATTTTAACATTTCCATCAGCTTCAATTCTCATGCGCTCCGATGCATTTGTTCCTATTGAAATAGGGTGGTTTGTGAATGTTCGCAAGTAAGCCGTTCCCCCAAAACCATCTGCATAATATTGGGCTTGGACTCCACCATTATTTCCAAGCAATACAAGGGACGCATGGCTACTACCGCTACTTGTGTTTGTATTCTTGAGGCGAATTGATAACCCCCCTCCACTTGTCTCTGATCGTTCCATGTCTAAAATAGTCGTATCCGTTGCAACCTTGCCTATCCCTAACTTCCCGCTAATTGTTGCGTTTCCTGTGACATCTAATTTTTCACTGGCTGCAGTACTCCCAATCGCAATATTCCCACCATCTTTAACAAGAATCCCATTCCCCCCATCATCATGAAGTTTTAATCCGTTTGCGTCCCTCGCTTTTATTTCGCTTGCGCTCATCTTGGTTAATATATCCACATCACCGCTATCATATACAACAACGCCACCCGTACCCCCATCGTTTAATAAGGCCGTTCCGCCGATGTCTCTTGCCCTTATTCCTTCCGTTGCTATGTACTGCCCAGAATTTTGAGTAAATGAATTTCTACTATTAATCGAGTTGCTCTCTATGGTTCCTAGCTTCGTTTTTTCCGTTTGTGTGTATGCCTTGTTGGTTGTTCCGTCTGGTATGTCGTCTAATGTGTCGTAGTCGTGGCCAATATAAAGCCACGTTGAACCGTTCGACTTGTAAAATCCTGCTTGATTTACGCCCTCATCCGTAGATACTAAATAAATTTTGTTAGTGTTTGCCGTGGCGTCGGGTAGCCCTGAATATACAGTTGCCTCCCCATCGTAAGACTTCGCCGGATCTAATGCC